CATAGTCTTGCTCGTTCTTGTACTGAGTTGAGTATAAGTAGGCGTAACATTTACAGCCGTATGGGCAAGGATGCTGAGTTAGAGCGTAGGATAAGGACAGCCCAGCAGCAGAGTGCTGAGAAGGCTGTTGAAGAGTTGGATGAGTTATACCAGCAGCGTTTGCGGGGTGAGAAGGATTATGACCCTAATGTGCTGAGAGATTATGCTACCCATGTAAGGTGGAAGGTTGGGAAGTTGTTGCCTGACAGGTATGGTGAGCAGAAGAACAGAGCTGGTGTTGAGATAGGTGACGGCACTGTTCGGATAGTCTGGGAAACAGATGCAAGTTAAGATACCTTACAAGCCTAGAGTATTACAGGCTGAGATGCATGAGAGTTTGAAGCGTTGGAATGTGCTTGTGATGCACAGGCGTTTCGGTAAGACGGTCTGGGCTGTAAATCATTTAATCAGACATTGTTTGACTTGCGAGTTACCAAGGCCAAGGGTTGCTTTTGTAGCCCCTACCTTTACACAGGCTAAGAGAATAGCTTGGGATTATGTGAAGTATTACGCCAGTGTAATACCAGGTGTTACTTTCAATGAGACAGAACTGCGTGTGGACTTTCCGAATGGGGGGCGGTTGATGCTGTTGTCGGCTGAGAATCCTGACAGCTTGCGTGGTATTTATCTAGACCTGTGTGTATTTGATGAGTTTGGGATGCAGAACCCTAGAGTATGGGGGGAGGTGGTGAGACCAGCCCTGTCAGATAGAGAGGGTGCGGCTGTATTTCTAGGCACACCAGCAGGACATAATCATTTTTATGATTTGCTAGAGACTGCCAAGACCGAAACACAGAATGGCTCTGACCAGTGGTATTGGAAGATAGTCAAGGCATCTGAAAGCAATCTTGTTAAAGAAGAAGAGTTGGAAGCTGCTAGCAATCAAATGACGCTGGAGCAGTATGAGCAAGAGTATGAGTGTTCGTTTACAGCGGCTATCATAGGTGCATACTATGGACGGTTGCTGACAGAGGCAGAAGATAACGGCAGAGTAACAAGAGTGCCGTATGATCCTGCATACCCTGTACATACCGCATGGGATTTGGGTATAAATGATAGCACAGCTATTTGGTTTGCACAGATATTTAGAAGTGGAGCAGTAAATGTCATTGATTATTACGAAAGCTCTGGAGTGGGCCTCGAACACTACGCAGAGATTTTGCGGCAAAAAGATTACCACTGGGGAGACCATCTCGCCCCCCACGACATCGAAGTCAGGGAACTCGGCACGGGCAAAAGCCGCCTCGAAACCGCGTTCAGCCTCGGCATCAGGTTTAAAGTCATCCCGAAAATGAAAGTTGCTGACGGTATCAATGCAGCACGTTTATTGATACCCAAGTGCCATTTTGACCGTGACAGATGCGCTGAAGGCGTAGAAATGCTCAAGCAATACAGGCAAGAGTGGGATGAACGTAAAAAAATATTTAGGGATCATCCAAGGCATGATTTTACAAGCCATGCTGCGGATGCGTTTAGGTATCTGGCTGTTGGGTTGGAGAATAGACAAAGTTATACTAAGCCCCCTCAACAAGTCGCAGTTAATGAGTATAATCCGTTTACTTTGTAAAAAGTTGAAAAGATGATAGTATGGCATCAAACAAGGAGATACAGCCATGTCATTCCTAAGACCGAAGACAGTCACACCACCACCACCTCCACCACCACCTCCACCACCCATGGAAATGGGCAGGGAAGACACGGTTCGTGCAGAGGCTATGGCAGATGAGGCGGTAAGAACACAACGCAGAAAAAGAGGCCGTAGGTCAACTATCGTTGCTGGCGGTTTGGTAGAAGGCGAAGGATCTCCTTCATACGGTGGCACTCCAACCATACTGGGATAGGTCATGGACAAAAACTTTACCAAGGCTCTTGTTAGCAGATACGAACACGTAAAAACGCAAAGAGATAATTGGAACAGCCACTATCAGGAGTTGGCTGACTATATGCTCCCTAGAAAAGCTGACGTTGTTAAAAGTCGTTCCAAGGGCGATAAGCGCATGGAACTTATCTTCGATAGCACAGCGTTACAAGCTGTAGACCTGTTGTCATCTAGCTTACACGGTATGTTGACCAGTGGGGCCATGCCTTGGTTTCATCTTGACCTCAAAGAAGAAAACTTAGGTAGGGATGATGATGTAAAAGAATGGCTGCAAGATACCAGTATGCGTATGATGAGAGCCTTCAATCAGTCAAACTTTGGCACAGAAGTGCATGAGATGTATGTAGACCTTGTTGTGTTTGGCACAGGTTGTATGTTTGTTGAGATGGAAGAAGATGCTTTACGTTTTAGCACCAGACATATCTCAGAGTTTTATGTACAGGAAAACCAGTTTGGCATAGTTGATACAGTATTCAGATCATACAAAAGCCCAGCACGACAGGTTGTGCAAAGGTTTGGGCAAGAGAATGTA